GGCATGGCCGAAATCGTCAAGGTCATGTATGCCGGCGACAGCGGCGGGGCGGAAATCCTGGATTGGGAGGAATGGGACGACGAAACGCCATATGACAAAATCCCGTGTAATCCTGTCCCGCATCGCTTTGCATCGGATAGTGTCGCCGATGAGGTAATGGACGTTATGAAGTTCAAGACGGTTATCGGCCGGCAGTTGTTCGATAACCTCTACATGACGAACACGCCGCAGCCGATCTATGACTCGGGCTCGATCCTAAATCCTGATGCTGTGGCAAATCCTGGCATCGGCGTTCCGATCATCAAGAAGGCCGGCACTGCACCTATGCAGTGGAATATCACGCCTTTCATCGGCGACAAAGCGCTGATGGCGATGAACTACCTTGACGATGTGATCGAGATGCGGACTGGCGTCTCCCGCTCGTCCATGTCGCTTGACCCCGAGGTGCTGCAGAACCAGACGGCGGCTGCGGTCAACGCAACGCAATCCAATTCGCATGCACAGGTAGAGTTGATCGCCCGTGACCAGGCCGAACTCGGATGGAAGCGTGTCTTTCAGAAGTCGCTCAAGATCACGGTCAAGAACCAGGACCGCCCGCGCACAATCCGTCTCCGCGATAAGTGGGTGGACATGGACCCGCGTCAGTGGAACGCGAATATGGACATCGTGATCAATATCGGTCTTGGGACCGGATCACGTGACCGTGACATGGCAATGCTGACGAACATCCTTGCCACGCAACAGGCGGACATGCAGCAATTGCAGGCCGCTGGCTTCGTTGAAGATGCAATTGATATGATCCCGAAGATCATCAAGACGCAAGTTAAGATTGCCGAAGCAGCAGGTATTAAATCGCCTGAGACGTTCTATCCAGAAATTCCGACCGAACGCCTTGAGCAGATGAAGCAGCAGGCAAAAGCGGCCCAAGGCCAGCCATCGCCAGCAGATCAGGCAGCGAAAGACAAGCTCGACGCCGAGATGCAGATGAAGCAGGCAGACATGCAATTGCGGGCACAACAGTCTCAGGCTGACAACGCCATGAAGCAACAGCAGATGCAGCAGGACACACAGGTCAAGCAGCAGCAGCTTGCGGCCGAAATCCAGTTGAAGCGCGAGCAGCTTCAGGCAGAGTTGCAGTTGAAGCGTGAGCAGATGGCCGCGGAACTTCAGTTGCAGCGCGAAACGGCGGCATGGAATGCACATGCTACAGCATCGAGGCCGATCGTTAGCAGTGACGTGCATATCGGGGGTCAGCCGGGGTAAGCCATGTTTTGGATTGAGTTGGGGCCGTTTGGCTATTGGTTTGTTGCTCTTGATGTCGGCGGCAAGGTTTTCGAAGCGGAAGAAACGTTTCCGACGCGCGCCGCAGCAGAGAATGAAGCAGAGCGCCGGAACAGGGGCAAGATCGTGAGCCAAGGTCGGCTGGATGAAAAAATGCTGACCATCCCGGCCATGACATGGCGAGAGTATTTCAAAGCCAATCCAATGGCGGGTGAGGTTAAGAATTCCGCATTGTGCGGATAGGCGGCTGCGGCCGTCGCTTTCAGCAAGAGGAAATAGCTATGCATAAGATCGAGTACCGGGTGCGCCCGGTGACGCGGTGGATTGTCACGCGTTGGGAAAGCCAAAGCAACGATAACGGCAATGCTAGCGGCGGATGTGCCCCATGTGGAGAGTTCGCCAACGAAGATGCGGCATACAAAGCCGGTGAAGCGCTCGCCTTCAAAGAGCGCGAAGACTTGGGCTGGCCCCCTGGTGATGAGCGCATGCAGTTCCCCGACCGTTACAAGGCTGAGGGCTGAGCGATGGTTAGTTCATCCGGTCGTTCGCACACAATGCAGGACATCAAGGACGCGTGGGACGAATACGTTCTTGGCGTAAATATCGAGGGCATGACGATCTCCCTCGTGTTTTCCGCGGGGTTTGGCTTTGGGACCGATTTCGAACGTAACAGAGAGCGAAGACTTCGGACTGTTGCCGAACATAATGAATGGCGGCGTCCATTCCATGATCGGCATATGACGGGTGTTGGTGTGGAATGCCCATTTTGCCATCACGAGATGATCAACCTGCGTCCCGGCCAGGAAACGTGCAGTTATCCGCCCAAGATCGAAGTCAAATGCGAGGATTGCAATCATCATGATTGGATCATCGCATGACCACAATCGCTTATCGTGACGGCATTCTTGCCGCAGATGGATTAGCAACTCGCGGTGATAACATCGTGGAACGGAACTGCAAAAAGCTTATCCGCATGAATGATGGTGGCGTCGTTGGCTGCTGCGGCCATATTGGCAGGCTTTTGCAGTTCATAGAATGGTTGGAAGACAAATCAAAGCCAATGCCAAGTTTGGCAATGGATGATGGGCAGACATCAACCATAATCGTTCTCAACGGAGAAGGGCTGACGGAATATCAAAACGTTGGCTTTTCTAAGGTTGATGATCTCTATACGGCATGGGGGAGTGGTAGTGCTGCGGCAATGGCTGCTCTTGCGATGGGAGCCGATGCCGAAACTGCGGTGAGGATCGCATCTGAGGTTGATGTCTGGACTGGGGGCCAAGTTATGACGATGGCTTACGAAAGACCAGCCGCATGAGCAACGTTGTCGAATTCAAGGCAATCACGGCATGGGCGCAGTCGCTTCAAGAGGACATGTTGTCGGCTCTAGCGGGCCAAAAGGCTGATCTCGGGGTGTGGACATGTACTGTCGTGCATTCCACTTCTCCTGAAAACTTCGGGGCATTTATCAGCAGCACAGGTTGGCAGAAACTTGGACGGCTGTCAAAATGACCCCCGAGGAAAAGCTTGAACGCCAGCGCCTCGCTCTCGAAGCGAAGCGCCTCACAACAGACGAAACGCTTATCTCCGCTCTCTCCCGCGTCCGGCAAAATGCCGTCGACAACCTTATCAGGGCGGATGCAACAGTTACCGCAGATATCATTCGCTTTCAGACGAAGGTGACGGTCTGCGATGAATTCCTGACTGAGTTGGCGACAATGATCGAACTCCAGTCAGTTGAAGAATCCCGGTCCAGAATGGTCTGACAGCCGGGGATACCCCAGAGGAAAATGAAGGATGTCTGAAACCGACAGCCCCGCACAGGGGTCCGGCAATGATACCGCATTGACTATTGATGCCGGTGCGGCAGCAATTGAAGGTCTTCTATCTAGCGTCCCTGAGCAGGCGGAAGCCAACCAGGACAGCGCGACGAACGAAGAGAGCCAGAATACCGAGAATGAAGGCGCTCAGGCCAACGACGATAACGCTTCTCAGGAAGCGCCCGACGAAGGCGACGATGGTCTTGAATTTGACGATGAGACAACCGACGCGGCAGCGGACGCCCCGAAGGAACCGGAATTCAAAGCAGGACAGTTTGCGGCACATGACGCAAAAGTCAAGCTGGACGACGGGTCCACGATAAGCGTTTCCGAGCTGATCGCCGGCAACATGTTTCAGCGCACGTTCACACAGAAGACGACTGCTCTTTCCGAAGAGAAAAAAGCTTTCGAAGCGGAGCGCAGTCAATTCGCGGAAACGAAACAGCAGATCGAGCAACAGCGCAACATCATTCTGACGCTGGCTCAGGAGCTAATCCCGCAGGAACCGCAGCCCGTCGACCCTGATCAAGACATGGTTGGCTATATCAACTATCTAGCCCAACGCGATGCATATTTGGGCAAGATGGCCAAACTGCAGTACCTGTGGAACTCTACGCAGCAGGAACAATCGCAACTCACCGCCAAGCAGCAGAAAGAGCAAGAAGAGTTTCAGCGGCAGCAGCAGGAGCGGTATCAAAGCCGTCTCCAGACTGAACAGCAGAAGCTTTTCGAGGTCATTCCAGCGCTGAAAGACGACGCAAGACGCGCCGCTTTCATCAAGGATGCTGTGAAGATCGGCGGGGATGTCTACGGGATCACTCCCGAAGAAATCCAGGCGATTTCTGACCACCGTTATATGCGCGCTCTCTATGACGCAATCGCATTCCGCAAGGCTGTCGCCAAGCGGGACAATGGAAAGCAAGCACAGGTTCCTGCCCAGCAAGCCCCTCAGCCGAGAATACAGCAGCGTCAGCGTATGGCCACGCAAGCCCCTGAAGTCAGGGACTCGAACTCTGCAGCAGAGCGTCTCCGCAAAACCGGCAGCCGTGAAGACGCTGTCAAAGCTCTCATGAAATTCGTCTAGGAGACACATCATGCCACAGGTGGCAAATTCCTTCGAAACCTATGATGCGGTCGGCAATAGGGAAACCCTCGCCGATTACATCGCAATGATTACCCCCGAAGAAACACCGTTCTTGTCGCTTATCGGTCGCGAGAAGGTGACGGGGATCAAGCCGGAATGGCAGACCGACACTCTCGCCGCTCCGAACCCGAGCAACAACGTGCCTGAAGGCAATAGCTGGTCGTTCGCGGCGACTTCTCCCACGACCCGCGTCGGCAACTACTGCCAGATTTCGGAAAAGACCATCTCCATCACCAACACTCAGGAAGTGGTGGCGAAGGCTGGTCGCAAGTCTGAAATCGCCCGCGAGCTGTCGAAGAAGGGCGTTGAGCTGAAGATCGACCAGGAAGTTATCCTTCTGTCCAACCAGGCATCGTCTGCTGGCTCCGGCAACGCGGCGACAAACCGCACGCTTGGCGCCTTCCGCGCGTGGCTGGCGTCGAATGACGATCTCGGCTCCGGCGGTGCGTCCGGCGGCTTCAACTCGTCCACCAACGTTGTTGACGCTGCTACGAACGGCACGCAGCGCGCCTTTACCAAGGCCCTGCTGGATAGCACGATCCGCACGACCTATGTGTCCGGCGGCAATCCTCGCACTGCGATGATGTCACCGTACTGCAAGGGCGTGTTCTCCGGCTTCATGGCGGACTCGTCTGTCGCTCCTCAGCGCTACGAAACGCCGAAGGCCAGCCAGACCACCATCATTGCAGCGGCGGATACCTATCTCTCGGACTTCGGCACCCTTATGGTTGTTCCGAACCGGCAGATGGCCCGTGCCGGCGCCGCATATTGCCGCAACGTCTTCCTGATCGATGCGACGATGGTTTCCCAGGGCGTTCTCCGCCCGATCGACCAGCGCACTCCGGCCGAAACGTCGGATGCAACGCAAAAGGTGCTCAACACGGAATACACGTTGGTCATCAAGAACGAAGCGGCCCACGGCGTCGTTGCTGACGTCTATGGCTTCACTTCTGCATCGTAAGGAGGTGCTTCCATGGATATCTTCCAGCCTATCAACGTCACCGCGGCAACCCGCACGCTCAACCGGAACGACTCCGGCGGCGTTATCACCGTCAACCGTGCGGCGGGCACCACGTTTACCTTGCCGCCGTCTGCTGGCACTGGTTCGCACTTCCGCATCTTTGTCGGCACCACGATTACGTCTAACAACCTAATCGTTCAGGTGGCGAATGGCACGGACATCATGTCCGGCGTTGCTCTCCAGGCAGCGGACGGCGGCTCCACTCTCAATGCGTGGGAAACCGGGGCTTCCGATGACACGATCACCATGGATGGCTCTACCAAGGGCGGCATCAAGGGTGATTTTATCGAACTGATCGATGTCACCTCAGGCATCTGGTGGGTACGCGTCACCGGCTCGGCGACAGGGACCGAGGCGACTCCATTTTCTAATGCCGTGTCTTAATCGGCCCGACATCGCGGCATCTTTGAGGAGGGGCTTCGGCTCCTCCTTTTTCTTTAGGGAGAAACCCAATGACCGAAGACAAGATCACCGAAGAAATCAGGGCGCGCCGCGGTCGGCCGCCGAAAGTAGAAAAGGCAGACGACACCATGGCTACCGAAGACAAGATCACCGAGGAAGTGTCCGTGATCAGGGAGACGAAGGCCGCAGAGGAGCCCAAGCTTTTCCCCGTCATGCTGGTCCGCAATTATCATCCGATCAATGAATTCCTCATCGGCGGTGTCAAGCCAACGGTCGAGCAGCGGACCAAGGTTTTCGCCGGCACAGCGATCGAGGTCGACAAGGCCGAAGCGCTCGACATGATGGCCAAGGGCATCGCGGTGCGCAATGACCCAATCTATTGATCCCAAGCGAATTCCCGACAGTGCTTGGGAATTGATCGAGATCACGCCTGAATACCGGCGCTATCGTTGCGTCATTGACGACAATGGCAGCTACGCGCTGAAGACGGAATTCATCGGCGAAGAACGGCTTATTGCCGACAACCAGGAACTTCTCAACGACTCCTATGGAAAGCGTTTTGGAGACGGCCGGGTTGTCGCCCGCATACCGCTCAACGTGCTCTACAGCGAGCAAAGCGAAATCGCCAAGAAAATGCGCGAGGGCGATGAAGATCATCTCAAATGGTGGCTCAACCATGAGCAGGCCAGGCCGTTCCGCACCTTCCGAGGTCATATCTGATGGCAATCATTGATCTTGCGAGCCTGAAGACGGCTATCAACGTATGGGCCGATCTCGGCAATACGCTTGATGACCAGTTGGCTGACGTGGTGCAGATGACCACGCACATGCTCAACTATGGCTCGGAAGAAATGTCTCCGCTTCGCGTGCGCGAGATGGAAACAGTGGCCACTCTGACGCCTACAAACGGCATCTGCACGCTGCCAACGGATTATCTGCAATACCGCCGCGTTACGGTGCCTTCGTCTCTCCGCCGTGAATTATCCTACATCACGCCAAGCATCTCAGATGATCTATATCCTGACAGAGGATCGGGCTCATCGTGCAATTTCACCATCATTGGTTCGTCGCTCTATACGTTCCCGCTTACGTCCAGCGATGTCGAATTGACCTATTACCAGGCTATCCCCGACATCGTTAACGATACCGACACTAATTGGCTGCTGACCGCGCATCCCCTGATTTATCTCCACGGGTCGCTTTTCAACGTCGCCATGATCCAGCAATGGGACGGAATGCAAAGCCGCAGCGCTGCGATGCTCAGGACGCTCGTTTCCGGCCTGATGACCACAAACGAACTCGGCAACTATGCCTATGCGCCTAGCCGGGTGCGCGGGATAACGGTCGCCTGACATGGTGAAAGTCCCCGCCGCGCGCTTCGAACCGGA